CGTTCATATTATAATTGATTTACTATTAATAACAATTTGATTTTTATTTTTTGTTATTTTTGGGTTAATTTAATCTTTTATTTGTGTCTAATAAGTTATAATACTCATTATATAATTCTTTGTTTTTATATTCCAAATACCTTGTCAATGCGAGTAAGTATTCATTTTCATGCTTCAAATCCTCATTTTCATCTTCACATAACTCTAACATTATTTCTAATATCGCGGTATCTTCATTCATATATTATGAGTTATTTATGATAAACCATCCTACTGTATCTGAATCACCATTATGATTAGATGTTATAGTAAAACTACCATTAGTCTTTGCACTTACAACTACCGGCCCCGCATTAGTATTTGTATTAGTTTGTTTAGTTAACATAATGATTGAGTTTGCAGTTACCAATGAGTTAGATACTGTCACAGTTCCTGGATTACCACCATTAAGTGTTGCAGTTCCTGCTTGCTGATTAGAACCAGTTGTAAAGTTAACTGCTCTTTGGAATTTAACCGGAGGTATTGTTACACCATCGTTAGGTGCTATTGTTAAGAAACTTGTATAATCGTTTAATGTATTATCAAAATCTTTTAATGCTATACCTGTTGTATCTACTAATAATTTTAATTCATTTTGATAGGTAGCAGCATCTGTTACAGCTAAAGTATATTCTGCTGAAGTTACTGCCTGTAATCTATTTGCCAAAGCCGGTCCAGTTGAATTAATACCACCTGCTGTGTAATCAGAAGTAGTATTACCTCTTAGTATAGTAATTGCTGCTGGTCTAATAGTCATTGAACCACTTCTTGCACCATATGTAGTTCCTTGCGTTGGACCAGAAAGATTAATTTGTGGTTGAACCGTTGCTCCAGATGCAAATAAGTTTGAACTACTAATCCATAATTGTCCTTCAACTAATACATCTTTTTGTATAGATGAACTAATAGATAAACTACCTGTTATAGTTTGATTACCTACAAATGTATTACTACCCGTTGTTGCAAAACTGCCAGTATTAATTGTTGCACTACTTGTTATTGCATTAATTCTACTACTAACACTAGCACTATATGTTGCTAAACTTCCAGTTAATTCACTAAAATTTGTAGAACCCGTCACATTTAAACTACCAGTCACTCTTAGGGATGAACTAACATTTAAATCTGTAATTGTTTCTCCTTTCTCCCAAACAGGGTCTACGAATATTTGTCTAACATACATATTCATTGGGTCTGTTTGCTCAAATGAAGCAACATAACCATATCTTAATACTCTTGAACCACTCGGATATCCTGTTGTTAATTGATAACCATTATCATCAACATAAATAGGTTGTCCGATATAAGGTTGTGTTGGGTTTCCACCTAATGGGAATATTCCAATTTTACTTAAACCTCTTTGTGTAATATAATTTACTGAGCCGCTTGTTACATAGTTACCATGTACTCCAAACGTATTATTAATATCATTCCATCCAGTAGATTGTTCAACTGATAATATACCAGTATGATTATCTCCCACACTTGCAGTTAAATTAAACCATTGCTGTGGAGTTACCTTAACTAAGTTATGATTATTTATTGTAGCGCTTGCACTAATAGTTGGTTGAACACCACCATTGTAATAATGTGGTAAATTTAATTCATCAATATATCCAATAGTATTTTGTATTGGCATTGCTAAACTATAATCTAAATTATATAATGAATTAAATATACCAACTTTTTTAGCATTTTGTATTTCAGCACTACTTCCAGTTAAAATAATATTACCATTGATTGTTTGAGAACCAGTAAATGAATTACTTCCTGTTGTTGCTCCTGTTCCACTTCCACCACTACCTGTAATTGCATTTATTCTACTATTGAAAGAAGAACTATCATTTTTATATTGAGAACCAGAGAATGTTTGTAGTAATCCAATTGAAGAACTATTAGTTGCTATATTAGCACTTTGAGTTGTATCAGTAAAATATAATGATTGAGATAATGCAGTTACACTACTTGTTGTTGCGAATGTTGTATTCTTAAAATCTTGTGATGAAGTGTACGAATTGAAAGATGCAGTTGTTAATAAACTACCTGTATCTATTGCGCTACCCGTTTGAATATAAGGTTGTAATGCTGTTGCTACATTTTGATAATCAGCATAAGTTAATACTCCACCACTTGTAAATGTTGCTATAAATGAGCCCGTTGTTCCTACAATACCACCTAATGATACATCTATTTGGTCTGCGTAAAATGTACCACTCTGATATATACTTCCAGTAAATTCTGAATCTTCTTTTACTTTTAATTTACCTGCACTTCCTACATATCCAATTATTACATCACCTTCACCACCATCATCATTTAAATGTAGTATACCACCATTCAATGCTGAGAAATATAAATTACCACTTACATTGTTTGTTGATATAAAAGAACTGCTAGGGAAAGTTACATTACCAACAATTGTTTGGTCACCTATGAATGTGTTACTACCCGTTGTTGCAAAAGATGCAGTATCAATATTAGCAACTGAATTTATTCTTTGTGAAAAACTTGCACTATCTGCTGTATATACATCTTGATTGACAGTTGAATCAATTGTTGCTGTGTTATATTGTCTTAATATATCAGGTGTAATTGCTCCCGCATTGTTATTAGGAAACGAATTATTATTTAGTGCTTCTAACTGTTGTTTTGTTAAGCTCATATCTTTTATTTATTTTAATATACAGGTGTACCAATATCGAATCCATCAGAGAAGCCAGTACTAAATCCACCTCTAGTTGCAAAATGTGCAGATGTTGAAATAACACCAACTCCTTGTTCCATCAATGCTCCATTACAACATTTTCTGCTGTAAGTATTTGAATGTAAACAAAGACATGCTCTTCTACTATTCTTAGGTGAACTTAATCCACGTGTAGGGCCAATGTAAATGCCTGAGTTAATTAATGCTCCAGCTCCTTTACCCCTAATCGTGCTCCAATCAATTCCCATTGTTAATCGTTTCTATTAATAACAAAGTAGTAAAGAAAAATTATTGACTTATTTTAGCCATCTGTTCTTTATGAATCATCTCAGATACATAGTTAGTATCTGCTTTAAACGCTAGGAGTAATAAACATTTCTCTAATGGTTGTTTGACTACTAAATCTATTTCATTAATATTACCATTAGCTAATTCAATTACTGCTGAATAGTTACCCCACTTTTTTCCAAAGTTGATTTGATATTGGGTGACATTTCCATTACTTTCTTCATCATAGAGTTCGGGATAGAGCTCAATAAGTCCATTGACAAATTGATAAAAAAAAACCATGCTCCAAAGTGAACATCCATTCCTAAATCTAAAAACCAATCCCATTCCTCATTACCATTATAGGATTTTACTTCATATCCTTTTGCTAACTTATTTGTAATAGGACGATATAGTATAGCCATTATCTTTGCCCAATCTTCGTTTATAGTTACTGAATTTAATTTAGCTATATCAATATAAGCACCATACTCAATCTTTGATAAGTTAGGATAAAAACCATACTCAACTCCATTTCTAAAGAATGTACGGACTAATGGTAATTCAATCTCTTGTACAAATGAGTTTAATTTATTTTTAATTTTAATAAACGTTTCAGTATCTAATTTTAACATTAGCTCAGGCGTTAATCCACATAAGTGATAAAATAAAGCGGCTTGAGTTGCTTCTGCTTCACCTTCATATGCTTTTAAATCTGCTGATAATTCTAAATATTTTCTTAATGTAATCGCTGACCAATCATTAGGTACTTCAATGGTAATTTCTTGTTTCATATATTATGCTTCGTATTTGTTTATAGTATCCATTTGTAATAACCACAATTTATATTGTAGGTCTTTAACTTTCTTTTCTTCATTTAATAATTTAGCATTCATTGCAATTATATTTGCATTAAGTGTTTCGTTTATTTCCAATAGATGATTAATTGCACCTCTTAATTGTACAATATCATCATCACTCCATTTTAATTCATTCATATCTTTATTTATCATAAAAATCCTATTGTATATGTTCCTTTATTAGTTGCTTTTAAACTTAACTTACTCATCGCTACATATCTTGCCGCATCTATTAGATGGTCTAATCCACCTTCAGGTGTATCAGTTGTCTGACCATACTTATCAGTTGCCCATTGATAACCATAGAACTCATTGATTAAGTTTTGTGAATCCTTATCTAAATGTATTTTATAGTTTAGTAATGTGTTAATACCAAACTTAATACTATCTGGTCCTTTCTTAACTGCTTTTGCATTAAATCCACTTCTACATAATTCTTCAATAGAGCGTGGTTCTGAACTATCGCACCATATCTCTTCTCTTTTAATTCCTAATGATTTTAATTTACTTATAATATCATTCATTACTAATCCTTTCTCATATATTAATTCGTTTATGTATATATGTTCACCATTCTTAAACACTGCTACTAACGCTAATTCATCACCTGCATATCCCCAATCTAATCCAAACGATACAAACTCTGCTTCGTATTCTTCTACTATATCAAATACAAATATTGCTTTATCATTTGCTGCGTATTCACCTTTACCATATATAGCCCAATACTTAGGATTCTTAAATTGTAAATCTTCAATTGCTTTTACCATATCCTCAGGTAAGAATGGATTATCTTTATAGCTCGTATTAAATCTATCACAATTATCCATTACTCTTAACCAATGATAAGGCGAGATAGTCGGGTTATAACTTAAAATAATTTGACCTTCTGTTCTGATACTTAATTGAAAGTAAGATTCCTCGTCTACCTCACTTGCCTCATCGATATACAGTGTGCTTGATTTTAAACCTCTTAGTTTATCTGCGTCGTCTGTGTTCACAAATTGAAAGATAGTTCCGTTATAGAGTTTATATACCCTATCAGCTATATTCATTGCCTCATCTTCCCATAGACCAATCTTTTCCATTATCTCTTTGAAATCTTTTATGACAGTTTTCTTAAGAGATGGAATTGTTTTACGGACAATGGTTATATCTTGCTTTGTTTCTAAACCCTTTGTAATTAGGTATTGTAGTATTGCAAATGTTTTACCACTTCTCGTACCACCAATATGATGTGATATTCTTTTAGTTGAGTTTAGTAAGTGCTCAAAACTAATCGTTGTTTCTATCGTCGCTGTTCTTGCCATTGTTTGTTTTAATCTCAATAACTAATTTATCTACCTTATGTCTTAACTCACCTTCTAAATCTATCTTAGTTTGTTTTGGTATAACATAATCTATAAACTTAGATGATAACCTCATTGCTTCTGCAGGGTCATTCTTTCTTATCTTTTCTAAATCAGCTTCTATATGTTCTAACTGATTACCAACAATACGAGTAATAATATCTTTTATCTCTGCAGTTGTTTTATTTGGTTTACCTTTTGGTCTACCTTTACCTATCTTATTTCCTTGTTCAAACTTCGCCATAATCGTTATTTGTCGTTATTATATTCTGTATATATGAATAACAACTTAATCTTTTTTTTCTATTGAACTACTTTGTTGTGACTTTAGTTTCTGATACATCTCATTATATTGTCTTTCTAATTCATCTAATTCTTCTAAGCTTAGACTAGCTTTAAACTTTTCTGCTATTTCTTTTAATTGTTCTTCATTCATATTATTTTAATTTATCTTTATATTCTTTCCAAAAATCATTTGTTCTTTTATCTCTTTTGTATAGTGTGTAAACTATTATCAATAACATTATTACTATTATCATATTATTCATTATCAAATGGATTTTTTAATTTATCTTTTAAATGTCCTTTCATCTTTTTAATATGTAAGAAGGCTGTACTATTACTTATACCAATCTTTTTACTTATACCTTCTAACGTTTCATCTGGTTCGTCTATCCAATACATCTTATACAATTTTGCACTTACCCACATACCTGTCTTTTCTACTGATTGTATTTCTCTTAGTACTTCATCATAACATTTTTCTAATCTTTCATCATATTCTATATCGTATTCATTATCCTTATACTCCTCAGTTATTATACCTTTGTATTGTATTCTCGCATCTCTCTTTACTTTGTTAATAAATCTACTTTGAATAAACTGAATACAATATAGAATGTTGAATGAATCTTTAGCCCATAGTTTAGGATTTACTTTTTCTCCTAAGTAACAATATAATTCACCGACTAAATCTTCTGCGAATTCTTGCTTTTTTGAAATGTTATAAGCTGTTCCTAATAACCATTGATGATGTTTAGTATATAATATACCTAATCGTTCTGTGTTTTCTTGCATACTTCCTGAATCAAACATTATGTTCTCTCTTTTACCCATTGTTTCAAATGCTCTACCGCTCTTTTCCAATGACCGCCGGCTGATGCACATCCACAAGGTTGATTTTCAGTTGCATTCCTTACTCTATTAAAGTTACTCCATATATAACTCATTTGGTTATCTGGTAGGTATGCTCCTATCTCATTTAAGACTCTATTTAATTCTATAAACTCGATTTCACTTAATGGTTCGTATTTGTTATCACTCATATTATTCTCCTAAATCATCTTTCTTTAATGGAACAAACTCTGCTTTAGTTGGTGGTTGTTGAACATCAATTGGATTGTCTAAGTTTAAGAATTGTTTGATGTGTGGTATAATTGGGTGATTGCCCGGGAATGTAATTCCTAATCCACTTAGGATTACTACTAAATCATTTACTGATTGTAACTTACTGAAATCTACCATATATGCTTTTGTTGGGTCTATTTCTTTTGTTTCACCATTTAAGGTACTTTGTACTTCTATCATATCATTTTGTTTTATTGTTTCTATATTCGTTCATTTGTTCTGCCAATGTTACTGAGTTTAGATACTTCATTAAATTATCATCTGCTAATATCCTATCCATTTGTTTTGATAAGAATTCTCTTATATCTGCTCTCTTTGTTAATGGTTTTATTTGTTTATTTATCCCTTTCCAAAATTCTGTTCTATTCTCAAATTTATAATCATTATATATTGCTACTCTATTTACTATTGCTCCTATCTCTGCTCGTTTATCCTTTTGTTTTTTACAAAGTGCTTGCAGTTCAGCTCTATAACATTCCTTACATAGTGCTCTCTTTGGTTGTTTATTACTTAAATCTTTATCAAATACTACACCACACGCTCCACACTTTTTGCTTAACTCTTTCTTTATTGGCATTAGAATAATTTTATTCTATTATCACACTTAAATAGTTTATCTAAAAAATCACGTCTCCTATCACATCCACAATCTGAATAGCCTAATTTATTAGCTATCCATCCCGCTATTTGTTTAGAGTGACCTAAACTGATTACATTTAATAATCCTTCTAACCATGTTCCAAAACGAAATATACACATAATTCTTTATTTTATAATGTTAAGATTTGCAAATTCACCCCATCTTTGTATTGCTATTTCATTGTATTTAATAGCAGCTTCTACTTCTGTTTTATATACACCATAATATTTATCAGCACACATCATTCTCCAACTTGCTTTGCCTGATTTATATACTCCTTTGTATTTATGTGGAGAATTAATGTTTTGTTCTCTATTTCCAGCATTTTGTTTAGGTGTTGCTAATCTTAAATTATCTAATCTATTATTAGAAGGATTTCTATCCATATGGTCTATATACATTCCGTTTTGTATATCTCCATAATGATACATCCATATTAAATTACTTTCTCTATAATTCTTACTATTAATCATCCCCTTTCGTCTGCCACCCGGTTCTTCAAATCCAAATCTCTTTCCCTTTAATTTTTTACCTCTAGGTTTATTCAATGCCCATATAAGATGACCTTCTACTGAATCATAGGTAAATAATTTCTTTAAATAATCTTGTGGTAAATTGTGTGTGTTTGACATCGCCATAATGTTTGTTTTTTCTTAATAAATTGTATTACTACTAATATATATCATTTTTTTTAATTTTCAAAATATTATTAGTATTATTTTTTATAGACATTAAAAAACCCTCACCGAGAACTGATGAGGGTTGGTAGAGTATTATTTTGCCTCTACATAATTTACTAAGGAGTCAGCCTAAATGGCAATAAAGAACTGACTGATTAATAACAAACTTTAATTTATTTTTTTATTTACTTTCTTTAGCTGCTGTCTGCTTTAGTCTTTCATTTGGGAAATGTTTTCAGTTGTCAGCCCCCCTGTGTCCCCCCAAACTATTTCATTCGGTGTAATGTATCAGCCGTCAGTTGCCCCAGTAGTCTACTACCATATTATTAAATATAAGAAAGAAAGTTCAAACCAACAAATTATTTAAGATTTATTTTTTAACTACCCATAAATACAATCAATGTTTTATCATATCCATAACTTTTAGATAATTTTACTTCCTCAATAAAGATATGATGATAATCTTTTGATTTCTTAACCATCTTATCTATTACTTTCCATAAATCTAACCAAGTTGTTCCTTCTTTTACCTTTGCAGTAATTACTTTATCTACACCCGGATGATTATTATCTGACCAATAGGTATTGTAATTATATTCTATTGTAGTTGCAGTAAATGGAATGATTGAGTTCAAATCCTCTACTTCATCCATACTAAAAAATGTAAGTAATTTGTGTTGTTCTCTTTCTTTTAATCTATCTTTTATATTCATTGTGTTTGGTTGTTACGGAAACCACCCGTTGTTTTATTTATATACTTGTAACATTACTCGCAGAAAAAGTAGTTAAATTATTTAAATCTTGTTCATAATAATTACTCCATATCCATTCACTTCCGAATATACCTCCAAATCCTAATTTAGAGTACCAATTTCGTAACTTCTCTATTCTAGTCCATAATGTATCCTTTTCAATTATTTCATCGGGATATGGGGTTAAAAATAGTGGTATATCTAACTTCTCCGAACAATCGTATAATTTATTTATTACTTTAGTACCAACTCCTTTACCTCTTTTATTTTGGTTTACTTTAATTGAATGTAACATTACACCATTACAATAAGGAACAAATATTAATTCATAATCTTTATGTGTAACTCTAACTGCTAAATCAGTCCATACTTTTATATTAAGTTGTTTATCGTATGGATTTTCTGGAACTGATATTATTTCATTATATGCAAATTCCTCTACTTCCAAATCTTTAAGTTTACCTAATTCCAATTCGTTCATAAATTTGTTATAGTTATCGGTTGCTGGATTTATAAACATAACACAATTATATATTTCACTATCAAACCCCGCAATAATATTTGAGTTTCGTTGTGCTTCAATCGGCCATTGTTCTCTTTTGTTAGTACCACCACCTAATTGATATTTACTTTGTACTTCTTCAAATTTCATAATTTATTTTTTAAGGTTAAATAACTTTAATAATTCTTTGATAAATTCTCTACGAGTCATAACTTATTTTTTATTTTGTTTTATATGTTGTTGTCTTAAATACTCAGCCATTCGCTCAACTTTGTCACTTAACTGATTGAACTCTTTTTTTAATTTAATGAGTGCTATGGCTAATTCCTCATTGGTTAATTTTCTAGTCATATGTTTGTAATTAAAAAGGGGAAAATTAATTCCCCTTATTTTATTTTAAGTTATTTAATTGTTTAATTTGATTAATACTTTCATTCATAGCTTTTTTAGTGGCACTTTCATCAAACATACCCCACTCAATTTCATATCCGTATTTATCTTGAATTGATACAACAAATCTAACTACGTCTATATCCCAATTTCTTAATGTAAATTCCTCGTCAGTAATTTCAATGTTTACATTTTTTCCATTGTATAAGCCATATTTCTTAAATCCTAACTTTTTTAATTCGGAAATGTAATACTGTTTTTTTTCTTTTAATTTGTTACTCATTAATTTTGTCATTTTTCTTAAATTTTAAGGTTTATTAATATATCTCACAATTGGGATATATACCCAAAGATACACCAATATTTTGGACTTTCCTACTGCTTTTGAAACTATTTTGAAAAGTCTTTTATTGAAAATCAATTATATACACATATATTTTTTTAATATGTAATAAAATCGTAATATTTGAGTATAAGTCGTTGATTTATAAGGTTTTATAAGTCACTGACGCTCAATTAGTTACAAAAAACCCACTTTTTAGGGTAAAAAACATAAAGACACAAAAAAACCCATTAGCTTTTAATTAACGGGTCTTAATCACTTTTGGTATGATTACCTTACTTTTATATTTGAGGGGTTAGATTTAGGTTATATTAGGTAAGAACCTAATTTTTACTATCTACCTTGCGAGCGATATGCTTTTGGTCTCGGAGAATGCTTATTAAATGATTTCTTTCCGTTTGGTTGTCCACTTTTTCTAGTACCGAATGAAGTTTTATTAGAACTTACTTTAGATGCTTTTGCCATGTTTACTTTCTGTTAATATATGTATTTCTTTTTGTAATTTGTCTATTTGGGTTGATAATGATAATACAATACTTCTCAACTCATCCATCTGATGTTGTTGATGTTCTATTGTTAGTTCTAATTGTAAGATTTTTTCTTTACAATTATTAAACTTAAACATTATTACTTACCCTTTTCAGTTTTAGAACCACCACCACTTTCTGCTTTTATCTTACCACAAACTGCTGCAGCGATATCTTTATCACCATATTGTTTGATTTGGTCTGCAATACAATCTTCCCATGGGTAATCTGCTAATAAAATACCATCACCTCTTAATTTAGCTTCTGTGAATCTTACTAAGAAATCTAATTTATTTCTTTCAAATGCACTCATCTTTTCTTGTTTCATAATTTTTTTAATTGATTTAAGGTTTGTTACTGTTGTTTTACGTTGTAATTTATCTGCACATAATGCCGTTGCTACTGTTTGGTCATAATACTTTGGATATAATAATGGAACACATCTGTTTAGGTATGTATCTTCCATTTCATGTGCCGTTGGTTCAGGTAAGTATTCTAAAATTTTTACTTCATTATCACCAATTATATCTAAAGGTATATCTACTTCTGCTAATTCTTCATCAGCACCAATTCCTTTTGGTCTAACTGCTTCTTTTGCTTTATCTGATGCTGCTCCATGATGTACATAATGTTCTTCTGGTGCTACTTCTTTAGTTTTAGTTTTACCTTCAACTGCTCCTAATTTAATTTCGTTCATATATTTTTATTTAACGTAATAAGTTTTTTCTTCAAATCTGCATTTCCAAACTGAACTATAATCTATTGTTCTCCATTCATTACTATTTGTTAATGATTGAAGTGCTTGTAAATCTTCTTTTTCTCTTGTCTGCGTTGCTTTATTAGAAGGAGTATATGCCGCACTATTCCAATACATTTCTCTATTAGTTCTACTACCATCTAATGTTTCCCACCATATTTCAATTGGATTATATGCTTTAGATTTCTCTAACATAAATTGAAATTTACCAATATCAATTCTTTCTATTGCAAATTTATTAATCTTTGATAATATGTTTTTATTTGGTAACATTATTATTCAGTTGACCCACTTAATGATGCAGAAACTTCTGTTAAATATTGAGTTACTAATTCAATGTGTAAAGAGTGAGAAGCAAATAATTCTGCTTGTTGTTCTTGTGTTAATTGTGTAAATTGTATCATATTATTTAATCTTTAATTGGACCTCCAACAACCCATGCATCACACGTTCTATTTGCTGCACATTTAAAATCAAATGCTTCACAATATCCTAAATTACCTGCATCAATTGTATCCCACTCATCTTTTATTTCACCACCTATACCTTCTGCAATACATTCTAACATTGCTTTAGTTTGAACAAAGAAAGAACAATTACCACATAGGGCTTTCTTTGCACTTTCTATATCTTCACCACCGAATACTTTTGCTTTTGCAATCCAATAATCTTCGTTAGGTTCGTTTGGATTAAGAGGACCATAATTCGCCTCGTCAATACATCTTTGTCTATTCTTTAAATTAGTTGGTATATCCTTTGTTGCCGTAGGACACGTTGCTAATCTTAATCCTTTTAACTTAGTTAATATTTGTTGATTACCTAACATATTATTTCTTTAATGTAAGTAAGTAAATTGTTTGTGCTATTTGTGCAGAGATTTCATCTATTTGATTTTGAAACCAAGTCTCTGAATAAAGGGATGTTCTTTCAGTTTCAACATATTTGTATAAGTTCTGAAAGTATTTAATTGTTTCATCAGTTGATGCCCAATCTACAAAATCATGTGCTTCATATCCTTTAGGTCTACCATATATACCTGCTGTACTCTCTACTAAACCATCTAATAGGTCTAATATTCTATCATAGAAACCATTAAGAGTTCTATGTTCACTATATGATTCGGTTTGATTATGCCAAAAAATAGTTTGTTGTTTAGCTGAGTTTAATACTGATAAAAATTCTGTAAATGTCGCCATTGTTATATCGTTTTTCTTTTAATTAATGCTGGATGAATGTTTGTTCCCTTTTTCTTTTTACCAGGTCCGAATTGTCCAGGATAAGATGAAATGATTGATGGTTGCCCACCTTCACCTTCCATATTCACTTTATCTATTCTTTGTCCTTTTCTATATCTACCATCGTTCTTTAAGATATGTTTAATCTTATCTAATACCTGTCTTGCTTCTGCATCACTTAAATCAACGATTGCTTTGGTTAAATCTATTTGTATTGAGTTCTTAACTTCCGTATGTTCAAATTCACCTTCAATACTAAATCCTTTTACTTTACCAGCTTTTACATCTGCCCAAAGTTCCGGATTGTTTACTTTCATAATTCCAAACCATGTTCCTTTTGGCATTGTAAATCCGTATATATTAGATTTATCTTTTGTTGGATTTGCTACAACCCAACTTTCTACTAAACTAACATCTTTAACCGGAGAACTATGTTCATAAGTTACTTTATCATTATATTTCTTAGTTAGGTATTGTTGTGCAATTTGTTCAATTGTATCAGATTTAAAGTATACATGATAAGGTTGATTAAAAGAATCTAATCTTAAAATCTTTTTATCAGGTATTAATAAAGGTCCTGCTACTAAATGTTTTTCTTCATCAATAGCAGTAAATTTAACTTCTGCTTTGTTTAAGTAAACAAAATCTCTTTCAATAGCTGGTTCAGCTACGAATGATACTGCGAAGACTCCTTCATCACCATCTTCTAATGTAAGTTCAAATAAGTTATCCATAATGTATTAATAACAATGTTAAAGTTAAAAATTATTAAAATGTAGCTGCAACGTTGGTTCTTCTATCTAATGCTTGCGCTGAACTCATATCTGTTGAAACTACATATGCTTTAATTGGTTTCTTTGTTGTTTGTGCTAATGTGTTTGCAATTTGTGAAGTTGGATTATTACCACCTACATTCATTGAACTATCATTAAATTGCATTGAAGGAAGTGAAGGTGCTGTTGGAGGTGTAATTGATACTGATTCTGCACCTACTCCTCCACCACTACTACCATCTCCCATTTTAGGAATTTGTGTTGAAAGTATTTTATTAACACTCATTAAACCTGCTGCAATTGCTGCCGCTGCTGCTACCGGTGCTAAGAAAGGTCCTACAACTGGAATACCAACAACTGCTTTATATGCTGCCGTTGCTGATTGATAAGTATCTATACCTGTTTGTGCTACTGCAATTGCTTTTGCTGCTCCACTACCTTCATCAACTAAATTACCAGCAATGTTTAATCCTGCTTTAACTGCCTGTAAGTTTTGGTCTAATTTCTTTTTCTTTTCAGAACTCAACCATGTATCAACTGCATTTTCTTTTTTAGCTGATGCATTTTTTAATTCTATTTCTTTTGATAATGCACTTTTAGTATTTGCCAATGCCCAAGCTAGCATTTTTGGTTGCTGTTCTTTGGTCATTGCATCCATTTTATCTTGGAAATACTTCTTTCTATCTGCTTCTTCTTTTAATGCCTTTTCTCTTTCTTTTACAGTTAAACCATCTGAACCAATTGGGTCTAAGTTAACTGCTCTAAATTTCTTTTTAAGAGCTTCTAATTTAGCTAATTGGTCAGCTAAACTTTGCTTTTCTTTTTCATCAGCTTCTCTTTGTAATTCAGCTTGTTTATCTAACCATTTCTTATGTCTTTCTAATGCTTCTGCTTTATTTTTATCATCAATTGCTTTATAGGTATCTGCCACAAGTTTAGCATGTTCTAAATCTTTTTCTCTAGCATCCCAAAATGCTTTATCACCTTCTGCTGCAATTTCTCCAATTTTACCTTTTGATACACCTAACCATTCTACAAATTTAGTTACTTTACCTGCTACCCATTCTAATACTTCTGCAAATTTTAAGAATAATGGTATTGCTACTTTTTCTAATAAAGCAAATATAGGGGCCATTACCTTACCTAATGCTTCAGTTACTTTATTTAATGCCTCATTACCTTCTTTGGTTTTACCCATTGCATCTTTCATTGCAATAATTGCACCAATGATTAAGGTAATACCACCTGTTGCAATTGCTAAGTTAACACCAAATGTATCTACTGCATCTTTTGCTGCTGCAAACCCCTTACCTATTTGTCCGATTGGACCAGGTAATGCAGATAATTTATCTTCAATTTGACCTGATTGGAATGCAACTCTTTTTTGTGCATCTCCTAAATCATCTAATTTATCAGATAGTTGTTTAAATTCTTTAGTTCCAGTTTGACCTTTATCTGCCATCTCTTGCAATGCGACAGTAGTTTCTCTAATTTGTTTTCTTAAAGAAACAAACTTTTCATCACCTGTGTCTAATGATTTGTTTAAATCATCAACTTGCTTCTGACCTTTTACTTCGGTCTCAATTACGGCTTTATATGTGGTTGTATTATCCGCCATTACTTCTTAGATTTCCAAGCTCTTTTAATTTGTGTAGTACCATCTGAAATAGATTTTGGTATACTATATAATCCTTTAGCTATATCAATATTATTTGATACACCATAAAAGTTATCTAATTGTAATAAATCTAAAATTCCTTGTATCATAACATTAATAACAAACCTAAGTGATTATTTTATGGAGGATTTAATGTAATATATATTCTGAGAAATTACCCCAATAAGGATTCTCTTTTGAATCTGCTTTTTTATAAATTGAATAGTGTGAAGTAAAGTGATGTCCGTGATTTACGTGAACTGATGGATTAGATGATTCCCATTGTTTTCTATTCATATCTTGTGGTTCAATCATACCACTATTTCTTATTAATGCATTTCCAATTATTCTTTCACAATGTTTAATTGCATCATCAAATTTCATTGTCATTTGGTGAAATGGCTCATCTCTTTGACCTAATGGTTGCCAACCTTCTTTATTTACACCAATAAAATTCATATTTGTGTATATATTTCCACTTTCAAATTCAGGATAATCAAAATAGCCTTCTGCATATAGAACATCATGCTCTAAAAATGATACATACTCATAATTTCCCATTTCTCTTGCTGTATATAAACATTGCATTATTTGTAATAATTGATTTAAATGAGATTGAGATTGATACCAACTAATTATTTCACTAAAAGGGTTATTTGGTATGTGATTCCATACACATGTTAGTATATCAGCCTTATTTTCAGAGGCTATTTTTATAGTTTCTAACGATTTTTCAATAGTAGGATAAATTGTTGAATTATTATTATTAGAATAAAAGATTCCTAATTTATTTGTATTAGATTTTGGTAAAGAACAAATTGTATTTTCTTTATAACTTCCGTTTAAAATTTCTCCATTATGTTCGTATTGTATTTGTAAGTATTTTAAGGTGCCTGGTTGAGGGTCACCTATGATATCATTGGATACCTTCAAAAGTAATTTATCACCCGAAATTTTAGAGCTAATTAACTCTGTGATTGGTTGTCCACCATATGTTGCTGATAATATTTTCATTTAAATTCTTTTTGCGTGTATAACTCCAACTCTATGTATATCTTCATCAAATAATCCGTATATATCAATGATATTAAATCCCCACTCTAACAATTTTAATTCAAATCCTAATTTTAAATTATGTGAATGATATTCTACTGCTATTTCATTAACTCTACCCAATTCATCTAATTTTAAATCATCAAAATACTTTTCTGCACCTTCAATATCTGCTTTAATAATATGTGGTTTATATGTTTCAATAAGACCTTTAATCTTTTGGGTAGAATCTATGTTTAATGTATGATATATAAACTTATTATCATCAACTATTTCAGTTCCTAAATCTATACCAATTACTTTTAATGCTCCGTTTTGTACAAACCATTCTGCAGTTGATAATTTAGAATAAAATTTACCACATCCTAAATCTAAAACTATTTTATCTTTGAAATCTAAAAATCCCCAATGTAAATCCGGTTCTTCTGATATTATTCTTTTCATTTAATCTCCAATGTATATTCCCCTTACAGGAATTATTATTTCTTCTATTAATACTGATTTTTGTGCTACTTCTTTAATTAATTGCCAATAATGCCAACTTGCTGTTCCTTCATTAACAATAATATTATCATTGTAAGGATATCTATTCATATAAATTGCTTTATAAAATAATCCTTGTCCTTCACCTGTTACACCGGCGTTATGAAATATATTTAATCTATTCCAATCATCTTCGGTTGATGTTCCCCAACTAAATTCTAATGCAGGATGACAAATTGTTTCTTTACCTAATTTCCATCCGTTCCATAATACTGCCCACATATCTGCACACCATATTTGTAACTCGTGATAAGAAGGTTCTATCAATTTCTTTTTATTACTTAATAAATTAATTTCTCTAAATAAATTTTCTGAATCTTTTTCTACATTATCCCAAAACTGATAATCTATTCCTTTCATTATGTATTGTGCACCAATAGAGTTTAGTTCATTTTGTTTAACTAAATCTTTATCTATGTCAACTATCTTACACATTTCACTAAGAACATCTTCTCCCTTACCGATAATATAATCATGTCCTATATACCATCTTGTATCACTACCATACCATTTATCATCATTTAGAAACTGATTCCAATCGATAGGTTTAGTAAAAGCAATATCACAATCATGATAAAAGATTGCTTCATCTTTTAATTCAGGATATTGTTTCCAATGTTGTTTTAAGATATTAGGACGGATTGATGATATGTAATGTTTAGTTTTTCTTTCATCATCATAAAAGAAAAAACGAGCAGGATAATTATTTGCTAATTTAGACCAACTATCTGGTATTACACCATTTTGTTTCCAACAAACAATATCTACATTGTTTAAATTAATTCCTACTTTAGTAAAATTGTTTAGCATTACTTCTACTTGCCAAACATAGTATTCAGTTGCAGGTTGTGCACTTACAAAACGAAGATTCATAACTAATTAAATTTGATTTGCCATTAAATAAATAACAAATTCAAATTAATTTTTTATTTTACAAACATCCATAATCACAAGATGCAAAACAATCTAAATGTAAAACATTTCCTAAATCGCCAGATACTACTGTGTAGCTGTATGAACTTAATGTTGTTGTACCATTTGCACAACTTGCATCAGAAATAATTCCACTCGTATATGCATTTGCTTTAGGACTTCCTCCACCACATCCGCTTGCACCTAAATCAACATAAATAACATCACCTAAATTTACCGAATAATTTCCAGATGATGTAGAACTTCTAGTTTCTACAATACTACCATTAATATAAAGGTACATATAATTAGAAGTTGGCCCACCTGTTATTGAATATGACCAATTTAATGTTGCAGTTGAAGCTGTTGTTGTAGTTGTTGTAGGTGCTGCTGTTGTAGTTGTTGTAGGTGCATAATTACAACTTTGTGCAGTTAAATAATTATAATTAGTTGTAATTTCACCATTTGTTAATCTTCTATTATATACTATTAAATCTTGTGCAGCGCCAGCAAAGTATGTTCCTGTTGCATCTGTTCCTTGTAAATATCCAAATTCAAAACCACCAAAGTTATCAAATTTATAAACTCCAGCAGTTATATATCCAACAAATGAATTATTTTTCCAAATCTCAAAACCACCAAAGTTCCAATCTAATAAAATTGTCCATACTGCTTTTTCAGCAGATGCAACTGAAACTGTAATTGCATATGCTGGACCCGTGCTTATCCATATAAATTGACTAGTTGTTGGTGACCAAATTAAACCATTTCTATTACTACCATTACCATTCACAAACATCCATTCATTTGCTCCAGTCAATGGTAATGTACCATAAAATTGATATGTGTAAATAGCACTAGGTTGATTTGTTATTGGCTGAGTATAAGTTAAATAATTGTTTGTACCATTAAATGCAATTCCTAAACTGCCTGATTGTGTTAATGCACTTCCGCTAACTAATGCATTATTACCATTTACTGATTTATCATACCAAATTGAACCTGTTAATGAATTACAACTTAACCAAGATACTAATCCATTTGTTGTAAGTGGAGATATTGTTGTAGTTGTAGAAGTTGTAGTTGTACTTGTACTTGTAGTAGAAGTTGTAGAACCACTTGCTGCAAAAGTTTGTACTTGTGAATTATTACATTCAGTATTATAATTTACTAATTTAATACAAGTTGTAGTATCATAAATATTAATAGTAGCGGTACTACCAATAGTAGGTAAATATACACTTCCTGTTGTTACACATGAACCATAAGTTACACAATCGTTAGAACAACTTACTTCATAGTAAGGTCCTGCTGCGTTTCCTTTGTTTGTCAATGTTATTATTTTAGCTACACTCATAATTTATTTTTAAAACGTTCCACAATATGAACAACTCACAGATAATCTTGTTTTACTTTTTTCTACCCCATTTGGCCAACTTAAAATAGGTGATGTTCTTGAACACATAGTTATTAAAGTATCACCATTACTACTTTGTGTTATAGCAGTTCCTGTTGTACAATCATTCCAACTTGCGGTTGATATACCCTCACCATAAATAGTTGATACAACCAAATATTGACAATTATTATCTATTATTGAAGGAACATAATCTCTATTACAACTACCACATTGGCCAATACCATAAGTATTACTATTAGCTTGTGTTTGTTCAATAGTAAACAATAATGGAGTAGTAGATGATGTTACATATTCAATTACCGCACAATGTCTACCAGTACTGCCTGTCCATGTATTTCCAGCAACTACTCTATATTGAGAGAATATTCCTAATGATGATGTAATTGCTACAACTCCTGCAATTGCTCTATCTAATTCACTACCACAACAGCTATCACTAACCGCATAATAATAATATCCACCAATAGGCCCTACTGTTGTTGTAGTTGTACTAGGACCAATAGTTGTCGTCGTAGTAGGTCCTGCGGTTGTTGTTGTAGTTGGTGCTGCCGTTGTTGTAGTTGTTGTAGTTGGTGCTGCGGTTGTAGTTGTAGTAGTCGTAGTTAATCCAGTAACACTAAAATCAAAATTACAAGGGAATAATATACCACTAAGTGAATCTGGAATAATTGGTCCTAATAATTGTAAACTACATTCACCATTTTGTAAATTATAATCATTGATTGCTCTTAAGTGATAATAGTTTCCTCTAAATTCAACTATATCATTTAAGTTCATTTGAAAATAATCTGCTAATGGAATAATTGCTGAACAATTCAATAATCTTGTATATGGATTATATAATAATTGAATATAAGTTTCCCAATAATCAGTATATAAATTAGCGGTTGGTATTGCTCCGTAAGGTGATGTTTCGTTATTAAAAAGTAACGATAGTGAATCTGTTGTTGGAAAAGACCCACTTACTACATTGTAGTTATCAAAATATGGAAAAGTGTTTTGTTCATATCCATATACTGATGATGTAGTAGAATTTAGAAATCCTTCTACATACCAACTTTGGCAATCAACTTGACCATTATAAAATAATAATCTAGGTAATACTCTTGCTGGCTGATAATCTATCGAGCTAATGTAAGTTGGAAGATATAATGGGATAACTTGACTCATAATAATTTATTTTTAAATACAACCTCCCCAATCGGTACATCTTTCATCTGCGTATGATAGAACTTCTCCTGTATACATACTTAAATTCCATATAGAACAATAATTACCACTATCTACTACATAAATGTAACCAGTTACTAAACTAGTTCCATACGGGTCAAAATATAATATTGCACTAGCTTCAATTAATCCGGTTGTTGAATATACAATTCTTTGTGGTGAATAATATCCACTACATACATCATAATAATCACTATACGTTGATAATTGAACTAATCCATCACCATTTACAGGATATGCTACAACAGGAGGATTAATACCTTCAACCGAACCCGATTGACCTGTTCCTGCTAATCTAATTAGGGGTGTAGATGCAAATGTTGTTTTAACTTCAAATGTTCCTTGTGAGAAAAAGTTTTGTGTATCAATATAATATTGTTTACCAAATTCTCTATTTGCACCCTTACTAAATTGTAATGATATATAATCCTGGTCTAAGGTATCACCAAAATTTAATTGGTTTACTGCTAAATTGTTGGATGGAATTACTTCTATCTTTTCATCTAAGTTTATGTATCTATCAAATGAACGAATTGTTCCTGTCTTATACCAATCATTAAATGTACTAATTTCAAAATGATTTAATTTTGTTTTAGATGGTTGTATTACTAAATTAAATTTTCTTTGAATACCTTTTAAAAAATCTACTAATTTAATTCCAACTGTCCCATATGGCATATTAGAAGGAATATCCAGTATTAAACCATCACCAACTTGTGCACATTTTTCTACTTCTAAATAAGAATTTACTGTATTACCTGGGTCTAAAACAACTCTAACTCCACCAACTGATTCAAATGAATTTTCATATTCTAAATAAAATTTATAACTGCCCGATGGTAATAAATCAGAATTAAATTGTTGAGATACTTGAAGTGTTTGTGGTTTAGTAGGTCCTGAATTATATAAACGTATTTGGTCCATATAATTATTTATAATACCTAATCTTTGGTTTGATATTGTAGTTCCAGTATTTGCATCTTTTATTCTAAATGCAAAAGTAGGTACAGCTTGTGTAGATGAACTAATATTAAAATCTAAATTTATTACTCCTCTTAATTGAGTAGGAAATGATGTATTCCAAACTAAATCTCCACCCATATTACCACCTGGGTTAGTTTCAATATTATACCAAGGTAATCTTAAATCAACTCCCGCTGACATTGTTACGTTGGTCATATTACTGCCACTTATTGGTCCCATCTTAAATAAACCATATGTTTCTGCATCTACATTTGAATATATTGGATATCTTAATTTGTAATTACAAATCATATAGATATCATTTATCCAAGGGTGTATATCTTCATTTAAAAATGTTGATTCGTATGTATATCCTGTTTGTTCAAATATTGCATCCCAAACTGCTTTCATTCTAATTGCAGGTTTGAAATCTTGCACACATAAACCACCATAAGGTGAATCCATTCCAAAAGAATTTTCTTCTGGAGTATAACTAAGTTTTTGTCCGTATTCTGCTAAAGGATAAACTATATTACCATCAAATAAACTGCCACTCCAACTCGAAGTTATTGCTTGCAATGATGAAGTATGATTATATTTGTTAAGTACAGTTAAATCAGTTAAAAATAATCTATTAATTTCTCTACTAAATGATGAAAGGATTCCATATATACTAACTTCGTATGAATCAATAAATTTATTTGCTAATACATTTACTTTATTTAATTGTAAATATCCTTGTGAAATATAAATACCATCGAAATCAATATGACAAGGAACTTTTACATTCGTTGCAAATAAGAAAGGATTTAGTACGGAAATATCATATACATGCTCAAAAAAAGCATTATTAGTTTTACTACCAGGTAGGGTAATCTGACGAGTAAAATCTGATGGAAGTAAACCAATATCAAATAGACCTGTAACGTTATTAGAAACCTTTATAATTTCATCTGTAAAAGTGTCTAATTGTGTTCCATTCGCTACTAATCTAAAATTAAAGGATTGTTGTGAAGTAACTCCCATTTCTTATAATATTAATTTATAGTTTTGTCCGAAGTTGAAATCAAATTGGTATTGAATTAATTTATCTACAACACCTGTTTTAAATACTACATTAGATGTAGATATTGTTAATGGTTTACATTCATCTGTTGATTCCGTAGTAACCCAATATATTTCATCACTTACTAATAATTCTTTTAATATATCGTTGTATGATTCAGATATCCAAAATGAATTAACTTGCAATCCTTGCTTAGAATCTACAATATAATTTAGAGTTTGTGAATCATAACTATTGTATGATAATCCAGTTGATTGCCAACTACCTAATTGTGGTTGGTAAGTTTTTCTCATTGTAGTAAATGATTGTCTGTTAACCATATAAAAATTAAAGAAATCAAATTGTCCAAATCTATTTTTCCATTTAATTCTTACGTTTGGATATTTTTGTACACAATCTAATTCAAAACGGATTGGTGTGTTTAAAACTGATGCACCTCCTTGAGCTTGAATTGTATAATAAGTTAATCCTACTTGTGATATAGGAAATCCTACTTGTGAAGGATATTGTGGAAAGTGTGCTACTGAGGCTGATGAGTTAGATGATTGAGATACAAAATATATACCATTACTACCATTACTGCCACTATAAATTATTGAAGACGGTCTAGTTGCTCCGGTTACTCCAACAAATACACTGCCACTTCCGTAATTATTTGTAAATACAGATTGTGTTGCAGGTCCATCGGTCATTATAGGCCAATATGGAGTTTTATTATAAATTGGTTGTGAAATGGTTTCTGGAAATATTCCATATCCATCTAATGCAGAATAAACATTTGATTTAGTATGAGAACCTGTTACAAACGTAGTTCCATTTAAATATTGAAAATAGAAATCACACGCAAAGTAATAAACATTAGAAGGATTTGCTTGTGCTAAATCTCTTAAAACAGAGTTCATTATTTGTGATATCTCAAAGATACCTGTGTTTGAAGTATTAGGATATTTTACTAATGTGTAATCTACACTGCCACTTTGAAAAACACTTCCTGTCCAATAATATAAATCTGCTACATATTGAAATGAAGATGAGCCAATTACCAATGTATTACTTTCTAATACTGAAAATACTATTGGAGATTGTGCTAATGATGCCGATGTTGGTGTTTGTGTAATCGAAATACTCATTTAAATACCTTTCTATTAATAACCAATTGAAAAGGAATTTTATTGAATGATTACTTAGCGTATTTTTTTAATCTCTTATCAGTTGCCTGCATTACTGCCATTAAAGTTAATTCAACCTCAGATTTAAAGTAATCATCAATCATTGCTTTAAGTGTATCAGAATCAGCTGCTTCTGCTGCGAATGGTCTAGCTTTCATATATTTTGTTCCATTCTCTACAAAGTAACCATAGTATACGGTCTTTAAATCAAAGATTGCTCCACCCTTCTTATTAGTTTGCGTTTGTATTACTTTTATACTATCTCTTAATGTACCAGTATCTATTGCTCTATTAGGTTTTCTTTGGATTGCTAATTTGGCTAAAGATTGATATTCAGTAGCTATTTGTTTTAAAGTAGGACCTGGCATAATGGATTAAGGTGTATAAATTGAACAAGTTACCATAAAGTTAATATTAAACCAATCGCCATAATTATTATGTATTAATTGGTTTGTATTAGGTGTCCAATAATTCTGGTCATTTCTTAATTGAATATATTCTAAAGTTTGTTTATTAGAATTAGATTCACTACCGCTTAATGTTGCAATAGATAATGTATTCGCCCCGGTATTTAATCCATAACTGTCATTAACTCTACCTAATACTGCAACTCTGCTTCCACTATCACATAATGCTGATGAAGCGTCAAATTGTGAAACTTGAACATACGAACCATTGAATCCTAAATTAGTACCACTTCCTTCTCTACTATAAGAAGAACTATATCTTAATCCAGCTCCTCCATCATTTGCGTACAAATAAAGATTGTAAGGATTCACCGGTAAACCAATAGTTGGAGAAGCATTTATTGTATATGCCGAATTAATTATATTTGCTGATGTTACTAAATTAGTAATAACTGGTTTTGTAGAAGCTGCTAATCCAAATGTCAAATCTCCATATGCACCACTAATATATAATGATTGTGTTATAGGATTTGAATTACAATCTAAATATGATGCTGTCATTGAAACATCACCAATACCAGCTCCAAAGAAATCATATGTATAAGATAAACAACCTGAAGGAATAATTATATCATTATAATGGTCTCTCTGACAATATCCACATTGATTCCCACCATACCAAGAATTAAATTGTAATGAACTACTTACTATAAAGTTAGGAGTTGTAGGTGATATTGTAGTAAGTGGATTAGGTAAAGTTGAACAAACTCCATTACCCCACGCAACTTGTCCTGGTGTTAAACTTGAACTAATTGAATCAGCAATTGCAATTACACTACTAAGACTAGAAGTTATACAATTAAGTGTTCTATAATAACTATATCCAGGTAATGCTGCCGTTGTAGTTGTAGTTGTTGGTCCTGCAGTAGTTGTACTTGTCGTAGTAGTTGTTGGCTCTAACGTTGTTGTTGTAGTCGTTGGTGCTAATGTAGTTGTACTTGTCGTTGAAGTTGTACTTGTCGTTGAAGTAGTAGTTGGCTGTAACGTAGTTGTTGTCGTAGTAGGACCTGCTGTTGTTGTAGAAGTTGTAGTTTGTGGATTCAAATCAAACAAACACATATTTTTATCATTATGTGTAGTAAGAGTAAAATTAGAAACCCAACCTGCTAATCCATTATCAAATTGGTCTTTAAATGGAGTACAATTAATATCTGAATTAATTTGAAATGCTTGTTGAGAACGTTGTGTATAAGCTGTTAAATCATTTAATATACCTAGAGTATTAGCGTGAATATCAACAACATCATCTACACCTAAATATGGAACTGTTAAATAGTTTGCACTACCTGAACTTTCATTGTTTTTTAATTTTATTTTATCTGCAATAGTAAGTTGAATACTAAATTCAGTTGTATTAGTACCAAACGTAGATTCTGTAATTAAAACATTACCTAATGGATAATAAGGATATTCAACATCATCAATACCAAATCTATCACCGGTCGATACTTGTGCTATCGAAGGATGATTACTCATTATTGTTTTGAAATAATCTAATACACTATAATATAGAGTATAATTTAATCCACTATTATTTACTACTGCCATAATTCAATTATAAGTTTATACCACCGAAGTATTGGTTACTTTGGTCTGGGAATATTTGAGTTGCGTTTCCTACCGATGCTAAGAACTGAGGTATTTGACCTGAGTAAGCAATTAAATAATTCTGTAATCGTAATGCGTAGTAATCAGCATTGTTTCTTGCTTTCTCTTGTAAAAAAGAAATTTCAGTTGTTGAAGGTGCTGTTCCTGTATCACTTACTTGCTTCACTGCACCTAAAGATTTAAAACTGATAGAACTAAATGGAATATATTCTACACACGCATACCATATCAAAGTATTTTTAATATGGTCATCTAAAAGGACTTGATATACAGCCGGTAAAGTATCTACTGTCCCAGCTTCTATTTGTGCTTGTAAATAAAAGAATAGGACAGTTCCTAATAAGTTTTTCATGTACTTATCTTGCGCCGTTCTTACAAAGGGTAGTACTGCATCTGCATCTATTGCTCCTTGTAAGGGAGTATTCTTAATAATATCGTTTCTAGTTATAAAAAGTGCGTATGACATATTCTATTTTGTATTATATATTTCGTATTCGTTTCTAAAAAATGCTGAACTTAATTGAACATTAGGTTGTGTATTAATACTTTGGTTATCCATTGCCTCTTCATTATTATCAGTTGTAGAAGGATTTTCCATTTGTTTATTAGTTTCATCTGCTACTTCATCAATTGTTTGTTTAGTATCATCTGCTTGTTGAGATAATAAAGCTAATGGAGTTAATTGGTCAAAGTATAAATCAGTACTATCATATCCACCTTCACCCAATGCTTTTTCTAATGTATTAAGAATTAAATTTTGGAATGGAGATATTGTCATAGTTTGCATAATACTAAATGCTGTCATCATCTCCTCTGAGTTAGAACTAAATCCTTTTTCTTTAGTAGTAATACCAAATAATAAAGGTGAAGTAACTCTATGTGCTACTAATATTTTTTCTTGTGCGTAATTAGCAACATATTCAAACTTCTCATGTAGGTTATCAATCTGTATTACATCGATTGTCGGCTTCGTAGTTGGGTCATCGTTGAATGATGTCATAAACCTACCTGCGTTTCTAGTACCTGTAAATTTAGCCCCTAGCAATCCTTCTATCGTCTCTCTTTCCTCAGGTGCTGGAACTCCATTGTTGAAATTAACCATAACCATAGGTAAGAAACCATTTTCAATATTGTTTAAATGTAAATTACTTAATTCAGCTTCAACTTGTGAAAACTGAAATGAAGGAAACCAATCAGGTAAAGAATAATAGAAATGACCAGGAGAATAATTCTTAATGTATAATAATTCAGTTTGTTCATTAGATGTTCCAAAAGCTGGAACTTTAATTTTATTTCTAATTGCTTTTTGGTCAAACCAATCAGTACAATAGTAATAATTTTCTATCTTAGGTATTCCTCTTAACTTCTCTGCTCTAAAATGTTGAACAGGAGCGTGATAGAATTTAATAATCTGAGTATGTTCTTTATTCCAAACTACTTGTAAAGTTGCATTACCAAATAATTTTAAATCAAAAATAGTTTTCTTTAATTCTTCTTGTGGTAATATCTTTTTTAATGTATCAGCAAATCCTGCATTTTTAGTATACAATCCTTTACCATAAATTAAATCTGATATACCTTCAATACAAGCTGCATTAGTTGTAGAAGTATTATATGCTTCATTTAATTTAAAGAAATAATCATCTGTATGATGTAGACCAACTTGAACCCATTGAGTTCTGCTTTTTACATCTTCATTTACAAAAGGTACATCCTGTTGATTAAGATTTACTATTGAGAAATTTTGTTTGAATTTTTTACTATCCATATTACATTATTATATATTCTGTGTATCTATTTTCTGTTACATTAGATTTATATTGATTCTCTAATGGTATTTGATTTGTGTAGTTAGGTTTATCAATAGACTGAGAAGTGTATACTTGTATTGAACCATTCCATAATGCAGTACTGCCACTAACAGCATACAATACTGCTCTATACTCAGCTCCAACGATTGCTTTATCTATACTTGCTGTAAAAGATAATAAACTTTCATATGGATTATAAGTTATACTACTTAAACTAGCAGTAGAATTATATAAAGTAGTCATATTCTGTAATGACAATGGTCCAAAGTTATATGTACCATTACTTTGAGTTACAGCTGATGTTCTAATTGTAAAACCATTACTTCCTGATATATAATATGCTAACATACGTTGTATTTATCCTGTCTTTATCTATTACATTAATAACAAATACTGAATTAAATTTACTGAATTGATTTAAGACAAAGTATTGGTTATGTATTTCTAATTAGGAAGTTTTATTTTAAATCTGTAAAGTGATACTGACTATGTAAGTACTTATTTTCCTATTCTGTAATCAGTATCTACATTTACATTTTTATTTATAATCTATTTTATTTTTAGTGTTTATTATTTATCTGCTTTCTTTCTTATTAGAAGTTACGAAATTTTTTTGATATTTCCAAATTTATTTGACATAAAATTAGCTACCCCTATTTAAAGAGTAGCTAATTAATATTTTTTTCTAGCACTTACTGATTAAGCTGCTGAGCCAGTTACTATTGTTGGTTGAGTAGATAACCCTGCGAAAGGATTACTAGTTGTTGACCCACTTAAGAAAGCTGCTGGCAATTGTTCCATACCAGTCAAAGTAACTGAATAACCATAAAGGTCACCCAATGCTCCACCTGTTTGGATTGAACCTGCAGTTACATCACATCCTAAATGTTCACCAGCTAACAAAGCTTGGCCGTTGTTTGTCCAAAGAATAACTTGTGGTCTTCCGTAAGCCATCAATTTTAATTGAGTGGTCATTTCGTTAGTTAATTTCTTCAAATTCAAAACTGTTGTTTGAGTGAAGAAAGTAGTTCCGTTATTTCTTGAAGAGTTAACAGCTTCAGTATATGTGCTTGAACCTTTCAATTGATAATAGTAAACAGTACTTCCAGAAGGTAAAGCGGTTACTTCTCCATCTGCATTTTTTGTGAAAGATGAAGTAGTGTAGTTTAAGAAGTAAACTCCTTGTAAACCACCGATACTTTCTTTACAAACTTCTTGTCTACCTGCTGATAAATTACAAGACATATATTTTAGTTTTTATTTTGTTAGTTAAAATTAGTTGGTGGGTTTCTGTTCTACGATACTCCCCACCGACCAATCAGTTATATTTAGTATGCTCCGTAGATAACTACATCACTTCCGATACCGAATTGTGTACCAGCTGTGTATCTCATAATTACTCTAAAGTTTTGAGAACCATCGATGTTACTCATATCTAATACTTTTACTTCGTTGTAATCAGATAATAAACCTGTTCCGAAATATAAGTTAGATTTTTGAGCAGCTACAACTGTTGAAGCAGCCATACCTGGACACATTACGATTTCAATACCATTAAAGTTGAAAGGCTTGTCACCAACGTTCATTTGGTTGTTCCAACCATTTGCACCTACTGCACCACCAGCTAAAGCTTGTTGATAAGCTTTACCTACGTTTGTTGGTACATAAAGTAAAAGGTCTTCTTTACCATAAACTGTGTTAGGGATAGTTTCAACGATATCGTTTAATACACCTAATACGTTAGCTGAGTTAATAGAACCAGAGATAATTGCTCCAGAACCACTTGCTCTTGCTGCTAAAGGATGGTCTGTATCACCAGCTGCTAATGATGCTGATAATGCAGTGAATAAACCACCGAATTGACCATTAGTTGCGTTAACACCTTGCCAAATAGAAATTTCAGTTGCTTGAGCTACAACACCACCTACGTAGCTGATTAAATAATCCGTGAAGCTCTTTGGAATTTCATCAAAAGCCGAGTAGCCTAATTGTAAAGCTTCCCAAGATTGAACGAAGTTTTGCTTACACAATTCTAAGTTAACTTGTAATTCTTTTGGAGTAATTAATCTTTCAGATAAGTTTACACTTCCTGAAGTTGTAAAATCACAACTAGCATCATTTACGATGTTAGCAACTGCGATTTTTTGGATAACTTCTCTATACTTCACATTCGGCATGATTGTGATGTATTTGTTATCCAATGTTTTTGCACTCAATAACGCTGCTGCGATATATTGACCTGCGAACTCACCAGCGTACGTTGTACTGATTGTTGGTTGAGTAAAGTTTTGAACTTGTTTCATTGTTGAATAATTTTTTTTGTTTATTTATATAATTTTGATAAGAAAGAACCTTGATAGTTTCCTTGCTTAGTATTATTTGGTTTGTGTAAAGCACTTAAGTTAACTCTATCCATCTCAACAGGTGCACCATCTAATTTAGGAACATCTATTTCTTCTTCCTCTGCTAATTTAATATCAGATTCAATTGAAGTTGTTTGTGCTTCTTTATGTGAAATATCTTTTCTATCTGTTAAATCACCAATCGCCATTTTAACATCAGCTAACATTGTTTCTAATTCAGCAATTCTATAAGATAAACTTATGATAGGGTCTTTCTTATCATCTGTATCAGGTCCTACTCTGTTACGAGGGTCTTCATCAGTTGTATTAGGTAATGCGTGTGCTGGCTCTTTAGATGAAGTTCCTTTAGGTGCTTCAACAAAATCTTTAGCCATATTAACTTTACCACCTATTGTTGAAGTTTGGTCAGTTGTTTCACCTTCCATTGTTACATCAGCTGGCATTTCACCTTCCATTTCTTCTTCATTCTTTTCTTCTTCAACATTTTCTCTTTCTACGATTTTACCATCTTTAGTTACAATTCTGATAATGTTTTCATTACCTTCTGAATCTTTTAAAGAAATTTCGTGTTCTCCGTCTGGTGCTGGAGATTTAGTTCCATCTTCTGAAACTACTTCTACATCTTCATTCAAATCAAATGTAGGAGATTGTAAAATTGTTCCATCAGCTGTTTTAGCATCTGTGAACTCTGCTACTACTGTATCATCTGCTAGATTTAACATATTAGCTATTTTACTTAGGACTTGTTTTGCGTTCATATTATAATTGATTTACTATTAATAACAATTTGATTTTTATTTTTTGTTATTTTTGGGTTAATTTAATCTTTTATTTGTGTCTAATAAGTTATAATACTCATTATATAATTCTTTGTTTT